AACAGCTTGTCAGTATATTTCTAAAGAAATCAAACTGACTAATCCTGCAACTTCACTGAAGATTATCCTTGATGCTCATATCAATGATTATTCTGGAATTAAAGCATTCTATGCCATAAGCAATAAAGATGGATTTAATCCAATCTTTGTTCCATTCCCAGGATATGCTAATATTGATTCCAGAGGTCAAATTATCAATGCTGCAAATAATAATGGAGATCCAGATGTATTTGTAGGTAAGACTCCTACATTTGGATTTGATAGTGGATCTATTGAGTTTAAAGAACATACCTTCAGCATTGATCAACTACCAACCTTTAGATCTTACAGAATTAAGATCTTACTTACAGGAACAAATCAAACTTATGTTCCAAGAGTTAAAGACCTTAGAGTTCTCGCCTTAGCATGATGCATAAAGTAAAAGACCATGCGGATCTCAGACGGGATCCGCGTACTGGATCAATATTGAACATGAATTCATTAGATCATGAGAAATACGTTTCGAGACGTGAAGTAAATAATAAAGAGCATCAAAAGGTACAAACAATTGAAGATGAAGTTGCTAACATGAAGGATGATATTAACGAAATTAAGTCACTATTAAAGGAGTTAATCAATGGATCCAAATGACATTAATTTAGATAATCTATCTAAAAGTTTTGAATATACTAAGTTAGCGGGTGAAATAGATAGTTGTAGAGATATTGAGCAAATTAAAAATATTGCTAAGTGTTTCTGCAAACTTTATTATAAACAACAGGAAACAATGTCATCAATAGGTATTCCAAATGGCAACTAAAAACGTAACCTTTGATCCTGATGCTGGCATACCAAAGGGCGTAAATCTAACCATGTACGGTGGTTCAGATTTTGAAGTTAATTTAGTTGTTAATACAACATCAAACACAGCATTTGATTTAACAAACTACAGTGGATCCGCCGCCATGTCTAAAAGTGTGGCAGTCGGAGCTACTCTTGGTATTACGTCATCGTTTACTGTTGGGTTTACCAGTGCGTATGATGGTAAATTAAAAATATCATTAGGTGCTGTTAACACAAGAGCAACAGCAGAGGGTAGATACGTTTACGATGTTTTACTTAAACATGAAGTTGGTGGAGGATCAACTGTCCATCCTTTGATATCAGGTAACATTTTAGTTGTTAACCCTGTTTCATCAGCACCATAAATACAGTTGAGGAATTAGTGTATACATGGCTCAACCAGCAAGTAGGTCGGACCTAATAAACTATTGTAAGAGACAACTGGGAGCACCAGTTTTAGAGATCAACGTTGCGGAAGAGCAAATTGATGATCTAATAGATGATGCGTTGCAATATTTTCATGAGAGGCACTTTGACGGGGTAACTCAAACTCTTTTAAAATATAAGATAACCGAAGCGGATATTAATAGAGGAAGAACAAGGGGTAATGATAAAACAGTTGGTATTGTAACTACAACGGCGGATGCCACAATTGATGGATCCACAGTAACCTTCTCGTTTGAAGAAAATAGTAATTTTCTTCAGGTTCCTCCAGAAGTTATCGGAATAACGAAGATCTTTAAATATGATGGGTCACAGACTGTGACTAATAATATGTTTAGTGTGAAATATCAAATGTTCTTAAATGACATTTACTATTTCGGTTCTACTGAACTGTTGACATATTCTATGACAAAAAGATATTTGGAAGACATGGATTTTCTTCTGAATACTCAAAAACAAATAAGATTTAATCAGAGACAAAATAGATTATATCTTGATGTTGACTGGGGAGATGTTACAGTAGATGATTATTTGATCATTGACTGCTACAGATTACTGAATCCAAATGATTATACAAGAGTTTGGAATGACTCTTTCCTGAAGAGATATGTAACTCAGTTAATCAAACGTCAATGGGGACAAAACCTCATGAAGTTCCAGGGAGTAAAACTTCCAGGTGGAGTTGAACTTAACGGCAGACAAATTTACGACGACGCACAAAAAGAACTCGATGCTATCAGAGAGGTAATGTCTAACACTTACGAACTTCCTCCTCTGGACATGATTGGTTAAAATTATGCTTAATCCATATTTTCAGCAGGGATCAAGGTCTGAACAAAATTTGGTTCAAGATCTAATCAACGAACAGTTGAGGATGTATGGTGTTGAGATACATTATCTTCCCAGAAAGTATTTGTCCGAAAATACTATTATTAGGGAAGTAATTCAATCCAAGTTTGATGATGCATATCCAATTGAGGCATATGTTGACAATTTTGATGGGTATGGAGATAATACAACTATTCTTTCAAAGTTTGGTATTCAAGCAACGAATGAAATAACTTTAATTATTTCAAAAGAGAGATTTGAGACTTATATTTCTCCTTTGATCAAGAATGAGCAGAACATAAAATTATCAACCAGACCAAAAGAAGGAGACTTAATTTATTTTCCTCTTGGCGATCGTTTGTTTGAAATTAAATTTGTAGAGCACGAGAAACCATTTTATCAGTTACAGAAAAACTATGTTTACGAACTGAGGTGTGAACTCTTCCGTCTTGGTGATGAGGTTATCGATACTGGTATTGATGAGATTGATGATACTCTTACTGGTGGAGAGTCTGATGGACTTACTGAAGATGGAATCTCTACTCTAATAGGAGCATCTCAAACTCTTACTGTAGTTGGAACTGGAGTAACAGCAACAGCAGTGACTGGCATTATTACTTCTGGTGGTATCAGACTAATTTCAATAACTAACAGAGGTGGAGGGTACACTGGTGTACCAAGAATTGGAATATCCTCTGCACCTTCTGGTGGAGTTACTGGTATAGCCTCTGCTCGAATGATTGGTGGAATTGTTGTATGTAATCAAAGTGCTAATCCGAAATCAAGATCTGTTCAAGCAGTTGATATTGTAAATCCTGGTGCAGGATATACAGTGGCACCAGGTGTTAGATTTATAGGTGGTGGAGGAGCAGGAGCTGCAGCAACAACCAAGATCGGTGATGGTATTGTAGGAGTTGTTACTCTTACAGATGCTGGTTCTGGATATACAACTTCACCAACAATCACCTTTAGTAATGAAGTATTCTTGTCTGGTGTAACCACTGTATCTGCTGCTGCAACAGCAGTTATAGGTGCTGGTGGTACTCTTACATCAATTAGACTTACTAATGCTGGTTTAGGTTACAGTACTGCACCTACAATTACTGTTTCAGATCCAAACATGAGTTCCTCAGGAGACTTCATATTTAATGAAATTGTTACTGGATCTATCAGTGGAACAACTGGTAGAGTTAGAACTTGGAACTCCACCACAAATATTCTCGAAGTTGGTAATGTTAATGGAGAGTTTACTATCACAGAAAATATTGTTGGATCTACATCAGGTGCATCACATGGATTGCTATCAGCAAGTTTAGATCCTGCCGATGATGGATTTGCAGACAATATTAATATTGAAACAGAAGCAGACGCTATATTAGACTTCTCTGAGCATAACCCATTCGGTATTCCCTAAATAATCCTTATTATACCGAATAATATCTTAGGGATTCAAAATGTTTGAATATTTTTATAACGAGATATTGAGACGAACCATTATTTCATTTGGTACTCTCTTTAACTCAATTACTGTTAAACAAACAAACTCAGACGACAATGTTGTCAGTGCTGTCAGAGTCCCTTTGGCATATGGACCCACTCAAAAGTTTTTAGCAAGACTTGAACAGTCTGCTGATCTTAATAAGTCAGTTGCAATGACATTACCAAGAATGTCATTTGAATTTACTGGACTAACTTATGATTCATCAAGAAAAGTGAGTACAACTCAACAGTATACTGTAAAAGACCCAGATGATGGATCTGAGTCCAAAAAAGTATACATGCCAGTTCCATATAATATGCAATTTGAACTGAGCATCATGACTAAGTTAAATGATGATGCATTACAAATTGTCGAACAAATTTTACCATATTTTCAACCAGCATATAGTTTAAGCGTTGAGTTAGTAGAATCAATTCAAGAAAAGCGTGATATTCCAGTTGTTCTGGAAAATATCACAATGCAAGATGATTACGAGGGAGACTATACCACAAGAAGAGTTCTTCTCTATACTTTAAGATTTACAGCAAAAACATATCTGTTTGGTCCAGTATCTTCGGCAACCAAAGATATCATCAAAAAGTCTACCGTCAGTTATCTTACGGGAACAGATCTTACAAATTCTACCAGAGAAGTCACTTACTCTTCTATACCAAGAGCTATCAAGAATTACACTGGTGATGCCACAACGACTCTTGCTGCAGACATCACTAAGACTCTGAAGACGTTTGAAGTTGAAGATGCAAGTGGTCTTACCGCTAAGACTTACATAGATGTTGAAGGTGAGCAGATCTTCATCAAATCGATTACAGGTAATAAAATTACTGTTCTTAGGGGTCAAGATGGGTCAGCGATTACAGAGCATCTCAGAGGAGCACCTGTACACCTCATCACCGCTGCAGATAATGCATTGATTGAAGAAGGTGACGACTTCGGATTTAGTGGTACGATCTCATAACAATGGCAAATAAATTTGACACATTAAATGACGAGTTCAATGTCACCGGAGACATTGTGCAACCTGAAGTTGTTGATAGAAAAATTGAAAAGATAAAAGAAACCTCTGATGATATTAAAAAAGACTATGATTATACAAGAGGTAATCTCTACAGCATAATTGAAAAAGGTCAAGAAGCCATCAATGGCATTCTTGAGTTGGCACAAGAAAGTGAGATGCCAAGAGCATATGAAGTTGCTGGTCAACTAATTAAAAACGTTGCAGATGCCACTGATAAATTAATGGACCTTCAGAAGAAACTGAAGGACGTTGAAGAGGAGAAACAGTCCCGTGGACCATCGAATGTCACCAATGCGTTGTTTGTTGGATCTACTGCCGAATTAGCAAAACTGTTGAAGGAAAAGGATAAAAAATGAGCGGAGACTTAGGACAATTTTTTTCACTCATAGGTAAAGCAAAGAAAGAGAAGGAAGATGAGTTCCGATCTCTGGTGGGAGAAGTTGACATCGATTCGATGTTTTCTCAAGTCAAAGAATCAATAAACGAAGATAA